CGAGACCAGGTCATCACCTCCATCGCCAAGACGTACAACATCATGCTCAGTGTTGTGCTCGGAGATGAGGCCGAGCCCTTGAGCCTGCCCAACCCCGTAGGCCCGACCATCCTGTCAGCCGACGACTTGACCGGTGACTTCAGCTACTGGGCAGTCGACGCAGGCACGACCCCGATGAGCGACTTGACCAAGCAGCAGGCTCTTGAGCGCCTGGTGCCGTTGCTCGTTCAGCTTGGGGCAGCTCCGCAGCAGGTGCTTGCCGAGCTCGTTCGAACGTACCAACTCCCCGAGAGCTTTGCCGAGGTAGCCGAACCGGCACCCGTCGAAGAGGCCGCGCCCCCTGCCCCCTTGCCTTTCCCAGCAGCTGGGGGAATGCCCCCTCAAGGACTTTGAACCATGCCTCTCATGATTGCCAGCGCCCCCCAGGGCATGCCCGCCGACCTTGCCGCCATCGCTGAAGAGCAGGACAACCTCATCGGGCAGGAGATGGCAGGCCTTGTACCCATCCCAGACCGGCCCTACTCGGCGAAGGTCTACACCGCCTTGACCAAGGCCATCAGCAAGGCCGCGGAGGTCATGGGGCTCGACCTGACAGCCGAGCGCTACACCGACGACGTCGAAGAGATGGATGCGGATATTGCAAGATTTCTTGCAATGATGGCAACAGCGGCCTCGGACTACGGCAAGCCCTTCCCCGTCGAGCTCGAAGACATCAAGGGAGACAGCGAGCTCACCGCCATCACCGCAGCCCTCACCCAGCTCGCATCCGACAAGGGCTTTGCCGAGTTCCTCGACGCGCCGATGGAAGAGGAAGTGGTCGAGGAAGAGACCGTCATGATGCCCGACGGCGAGGAAGAGGAAGAGGAAGAGGAAGAGGAAGAGTTCGATTTCGCTAAGCGTATGCGGCGGTAGAGATGGCCTTTAAGTCGATAAGGGTACGCCTTGCGCAGATATTCGGCTTCGGCAAGAGGCCGGAAACGGTCATACCTGCCACCCGCAAGCAGGCCTACTACCGCAGCTACGAAGGCGGTGTACTCGGCAACCTCACCCAGGCCATCGAGCGCAAGCAGCCGGTCACCTTCTTCTATAAGGACAAGTGGCAGCCCGAGGGCACACCGGGCGCCCTGGGGCAGCGGGTAGGGAACCCGCACGCCATCTGGAAAGGGACGAACGGCCGCACCTACCTGCACCTCTACGTCGACCCTCAGTCAGCCACAGCTACCGGAGGGCTGCCGGGCTGGCGTACCTTCCTTCTTAATCGCATCCAAGGGGTCAGTGTGCTTGAGCTTGGCACTACCTTCTTGGGTCGTCCGGTTGCCTTCATTAAGGCGCCGGGCTGGAACCCCTCCTGGTATCGCCAGGTCGGGCAACCCATCAAGCTCATTCAGTGAGGACACATGAGTCATGAAAGCGTTGCCGAGCAAGTGCTTGCAGAAGTCCAGGCGCAAACCACTGCCCAGCCGGAAGCGGCCAAAGCCCCAACCCCAGACGGCGAGCTCGCAGCGATGCAAGCTGCCATGGAGGAAGACGGTGCCGAGGTCGAGGTTGAGGAGCAGGTCGAAGGTGAAGCACCCCGAAAGAGGGGGCTGAGCTGGGAGCAGGCCGTCAAGTCGGTGCCCCCTGACATCGCCAAGCTCATGCGCAGCATGCAGGCCGACTACACCCGCAAGACGCAGGAACTGGGAGAACAGCGCAGGGATTTCAAGCGCGAACGTCAGGCTCTTATGGCAGGCAAGGACTCGCTGCAGACCCGAGAAGAGCTGCCCGAGTACGACCCTTTCAACGAAGACAGCATCAACGCGCGCATTGAGCGCGAAGTGAACAAGAGACTGCAGCAGGTGCTTGAGCCTATGCAGGCCGAGTATGAGCAGATGGCTGCAGCGGACAACTACAAGAGCTTCTTGCAGAACCACCCCGACTTCGAGCGAGACACCGGGCTTCGGTCCGAGGTGCAGCACTTGCTTGAGGTCAACAGCTCGCTCGACCTGGAAACCGCCTACTGGGCAGCCAAGGGCAAGGCAGCAAAGAGCGCAGCAGCCCAGGCGAGCGAGACACGGGCAGCAAAGCGACGGGCAGCCAAAGAGGCAGCACTCACGGGCACCGGCACCAGCCGCAAGGGCGGCCGACCGGGCAGACCCAAGCGCGGAGACCTCCGCAACAGCAGTGCAGCCGATATACTCGCCATGGCCCAGGCTATGCACCGGCGCTGACACCGTGCTACATTAGACCCATGTGAGGCCACCCCTTAGCGGAGCCTTGCGCCTTCGGCACTGCGACGACCGCAGCACGCCCCGAATCCGCAAGCATCTAACCGCTATGGGAGGCCACCGTGGCCGCACCTCAAAGCGTCATCAGCACTACGCTGCAGCTCCTGCGCGACAAGCTGATCGACAACTCGTTCTTGTCTCATCCCCTCTTCCGCGCCATTGAAAGCGCGGGCAACCTGGTCAAGGTCTCGGGCGGTCTCCGCGTCGAGCAGCCTGTGATTTTCGGTGACCACTCCAGCATCACCGAGCTCACCAACGGCTTCGAGCCGGTGAGCATGGCAGTGACTGACCCCTTCCAAACTGCAAAGTTTGAGTACTCAAACTTCACGCAGCCCATCGTCTTGAGCGCAGTTGAAAAGGCCGCAAACAAGGGTGACCTTGCAGTTGTCAACATCTTGGAAAGCAAGATGAAGAACGTCATGCTCGGGCTGAAGAAGGAAGTCAGCAAGCAGGTCATTCGGGGCAACAGCTCCACCCTGACCACAATGCAGACTCTCAACGGCATGACCACCGCAGCCGGTACGGGCTGGCTTGAAGGCATCGCCACGAACACCCAGCAGAACACCGTTGGCGGTCTCGCGAAGGCAACGTACCGAGGCAACAACTGGTTCAACCAGTTCTTCGACAGCGGCGCAGCTTTCGCCCTGTCGCACCTCGACCAAGTCATGATTGACTGTCAGATTCGGAACCCCTCCGGCGAGTTTCCTGACATTATCCTCATGTCGCCCAAGTGCTTCGCAGCCTTCCAGGCTAAGCAGCAGAGCTTCGTGAACTACGTCAGCGCCTCTGACCGTGAATCGCTTGACCGAGACATGGTCGCAATGTGGCGTGGTGCTCGCATCTACGTTGAACCCAACCTTGGCTTTACCGCCCAGAACCCTGCGAAGCCCGTCAGCGCCTACGTGCTGAGCAGCTCCAACTTCCAACTCTATGCGGACACTGACGGCTTCTTTGAAGTTGGCGACATGATGCCCGTTCCCGGTACTGCGACCGAAGCTGCAATGGTGTTCTGCCGTATGCAGTTGGTCACGGGCCATCTCGCCAGTCATGGCGTTCTTCTCGACGCGGAGGCCTGAGTCATGGCTACCTCAACTCTCATCCAGTTCCTCGGCGACGGCATCACCTCCCCTTCTGGGACCGAAGCCAACACCAGCAACCGGCGCCAGGTCGAAACCTTCATCTCAGGCGCTGCTATCATCGCCGGTGATGTGGTCATGCTCGACACGAGCAAGACCGGTGCAGACCGTGCCCTCTACATCAAGCAGGCAACTGTTGTAGCGACCGGCAACCCATTGGCAGTAGGTGTAGCTCTCAACGCTGCAGCTGCAGCCGGTGAGCAGGTGCGCGTTGTTGTCGCGGGCTACGTTGCAGACGTCGACTGCGCAGGCGGCACAATCCTCATCGGTGCAGCCCTTTCCGCTGGCAAGACTGCTGCCGGTGAGGTTCAGACTGCTGCAGCCACGGACACTGCTGGGCTGTTTGCTGTAGCCCTTGAAGCAAAGAGCGCGACGACTTCCAACAAAGTGGCCATCCACATTTTCAAGCGTTTCTGAGCTCCCACAGGGCGGTAGCCCGGCACGTGTCCTCGCCGGCTATCGCTCGGCCTCTCCGCTTTGTGTCCAGGGCGGAGAGGCCACCTTTCTACAGGTGACCACATGAACCTCGGTGAACTGCTCGACTTCTGCGGCAACCTGCTGGACTACGACCCAGTCAATGACACGTACAGGGGGCAGCTTGTCTCGCTCCTGAACGACGCGCAGACGCGCACTTTGACTGACCGGCCCTGGTCGTTCGCATCGCAAGAGCGACGCATCAAGGTCTACACTGACACGACCCTCAGCCTGACCTTCACCGGTGGCAGCGCCACAGTGACAGGCACCGGGCTACCCATCTCGGCAGACCCCACCACACCAGGCAGCAACCTCGCCCGAGCTGAGCTGACCTTTGAAGACTCCGCGGGCAACTCCCACCGGCACCGCGTCGCCTGGGTGGAGCTCGCCACCAGGTTGTACCTACGCAGACCCTTCACCGGTGCAAGCGGCACGTACACCGTCACCGTCAAGCGCAGGGAAGTGCGCCTACCGTCGGACTGCATGACCTTGCAGAACGTCAGCGACCCGAAGGTAGGCATACCCGCCAAGGCGATGTTCTTGAGCAAGTGGGAGCGCGAAGACGCGAACCTCGACCCCGACCTGCTCGGAACCGTCGAAGCCTTCCTGCCCAGCGAGGGCGACCGCATCCCAGCCCCCCAGGTGCCCCGAGGTGTGGCAACGGTAGCGGGCAGCTCCCAGGGCGTGCGCACCGTCGACGTCTACATGTGCAACGTCGTCGGCCCGAACGCGCAGAACTACCCGACCTACCGCAGGGATGTGTCCTCAGGCTTTGAGTCTGCCCTCAGCAAGGTCGCGAGCTTCACGCTCACCAACGCGCAGACCCTGACCCTGGCGCCCGAAGCCCTGCCCAACCAGACGGGCCTCTATCGCCGGTACTACTTCACCTGCGCTGAGGCCAACATCCTGGCACCGGTGCGTATCACTCACGCCGATGCAGTCGATGCCCTTGCAGTCGGAGTCGACACCGTAGCCCCGACGGGCGGTGTGACCCTCAAGCCGAACCTCAGTCTCACCCACCTGAGCGGGCAGGCCTTCCAGTCCGAGGCCATCCGGTACTCTTTCAACCAGTCGGGTCTTTACCGCTCCGTTGAGCTCTACCCTCACCCCAGCGGTGACCAAAACATCAACACCCGCATGATTGTAGCGCCCCCTCGCATGCAGGAGGACCAAGACGTTCCCCTCGTGCCTGCCGCCTATGCTCAAATAGTCGCCTACGCTGCCCTTGAGGCGCTGACCCTCAAGGTCGACAACCCTGCCCTTGCCTCGGTCTACATGCGCAAGAAAGATGTGCTCTTCAAGGCCATGGAACAGCGGTACTTGAAGGAAGTCCCCCGCAGAATCATCAAGGGCACACCGACCGCCGGCACCCGCTTCGTGCGCAACCCCTACGGCCCCTTGACGTTCTCATGAACCAGTCACAGTTCCAGACGCCCTTGGCAGGCGGTGTAGCGACCAGGCTGCCCCAGAACCCACAAGATGCAGGCAAGCTGCAGAACTGGACCCTTGACCGGGTATCGGGCGGGTGGTCGTCTCGGGTCGGCTACGAGCAGTACAGGACGGGCCGCAACGACTTCGACCCCTTCGGCAGCACTGGCCCAGTCTACGCGCTGCATGTTGCGCAGCAGCTCGCCGGCGGTGCACGGCAGGCGGTGCTATTCGAGGCAGACGGCAAGCTGCAGCTCTACTACGACACCATTGCCGCCCCAGCCTTGCGCACCCTGCAGGCTGACCGACACATACCGACGCCCACCGAGGCGGGCAGCTGGTTTACAGATACCCCATACGGCACCATCGTCACGAACGGTGTAGACCGGCCTGTTCTCGTGAACCCTTGGCCTCTCGGCAACGCGTCCGAGTCAACGGCAGCTATTGCCAGGTGTTGCAGGGCCTTCGGCTTCGCATCGTTGCCGAGCTCGCCCGAGCCTCTACGGGTCAACCCGATGCCCGCGCCTACTGGGGCCACGGTAAACCCAACCATCATGGGCAGCGCCCTGACCTTGTGGTGCATCGCAAACCCCCAGGGCATTGCGGACGGAGGGCGCTGGGGCCTCGGCTTCGGGTCCAACAAAGCGACCGGAGCAGTCGACGGGGGCAACCAGTCGCTCTTCGGCTACGCGGTCAGCTTCATCAGCTCGACAGGGAGCGAAGGACCGGCAAGCGAGGTGTCTACCGTCACCTGGGGAATGCCTCTGAATGCGGAAGGGTTCCGGCATGCAGTCGGCTTGCGTCTGCCAATAGGCCCCGAGGGCACCGTTGCCCGAGTCATCTACCGCACCCGCAACCACAGTGAGGACGGCATCAATGAGGGAGATACCACCCTCTTCCGTCTCGCTACAGTCCGCAACAATGCGGAAGACCTGCACTTTGATGCCATCCGTTCGAGCAACCTGAACAGCCCCAAGCCCGACATCGCAACCGGCCCCCTGCCTGCCCCGCGTGCACGCTTCAGCGGACTCTTCGGGGGCTGTTTGTGGCTCG